TATTCTTACGTGGGGGTAGTTCTTCTTGGAGATAGGGGTTTCTCAACTGCCCAAATGCTTCCGAAAATGGATTAGACATAGCTAAATTCAATAATACTTTATTTCTTCTTATTTTTATTTATCCTTGTAAAAGACTTTACTTTTTCAAAAGGCGTCATTCTCTGTACATATGACCTATAGGAGTCGGTGCCAATCTCATGAACTTCGTTGATATCCTTGATCCAAGACTTGAACATCATGCCTTCTTTAGTAAGAGCAATGACATAATTTGTACCTTGACGAATGATCCTTCCTATCAAACCATGATTTAAATTTTCAATCAAATCACCAACACCAAAGACGTTCCCAGAAACAAAATTCTCTCTCAAATTAAGGAAGTCTAACTTAGGTGCAATCTGCCAAAGTGAACTTTCTTCAATGCCCATGTTTCTACGAACTGCATTATATAATTCTTTGGTTTTCTTTTTGTCTAGTGATTTGGGAATACCATTTACAAAAGTATCAAAGTCACCATCGCCTGCTGCCTTGCGAAGTTTCGATGCAGACATACCCTCAACACCTTCTGCATCAGGATCTCTATTACCTGCAGAAATAATATTAATATTTTCAAAATTATAGAGTTGTCCGTTGTACTTGTTTGCTAAACTTTCAAACTCTCCTCTACGATCAGCACCTACAACAATGTTGACTTCACTGTGACCATCAGCGTATGCAGACTTGAGAACATCAAAAATGGTACGCATCTTTGTGTCATGAATAATATTGTTTGCATGATCAGGGAACATTGCCTTCATGAAACCAACTTTAGTTTCAGAATCTAAAGGATTTTTCTTGGAATCTTGTGAATGAGATGGATATACTTTATATTCACCATCTGCAGCTGTTTTCTTTATTGTCTTTAATAGTGCTTCATGTCCAACAGTGGGTGGATTGAATCTTCCAAATCCAATAGTTAGAGGACCTTTTGTTGGTTGATCTTCTGCAGGTTCTTCAGGTGCCTGTTGTTGATCATGAGGAATCTTTTGTCCTACAACAGAATCTTTATTTGGAACAGATGGTTCATCTTCACCAGCACCTTTTTTCTTACCAAAAAATTTCAGAGATCCTTTTACAGTTTTTGCTACAAGTTTTCCATTGTTATCATACCAATCGCCATGACCATTTCCCTGCAACCCCAGACGTGCTGCCTGTTGAGATGCAGTGCTTGTTGCTTCTTTAATGAAATCAACAAAATTCATTTCTTATCCCAGTTTTTTGCTACTGTAAAATTGTTTCTACTGAACTCAAAACGATCTACAAGTTTGATGGCATGACCATTCTTGATAGCAACAAACCCTTCAGGGGTAGTTACTTTATATCCATTGTTGATACGAACAAATGTCCCAATGGATTTTGCACGTTCAAGTCTACGAATAATAAAGTTTTTTGCTTGGGTAATGTTCATGTGAGAAGCAATTGTCATATAAATGCTTCTTTGGTTCTTCTCAATAAACCTGAGACCAAGTGTTTTGATACGTATATATTTATCCTTACCCAATTTACTCTTCTTAGAAGAAACTTCTTTGTCTAGAACAGTAGCATAATACTTAGAGAAATCATTAACAACAGCAGTTGCACTGTTTAGTTTCTTACCTTCTCTAACATAAGAGTTGAAAAACTTTTTGAAGATAGTTGGCATTGCATAGTCTGATGTTTGCATTGTATTTAAAAAGACTGATGCTTGCTTGAGAGATCCACGAGAACGTGAAACTAGAGCAGCAAACTTCAACCGATCAACAGCACTAAACCTTGAAGTACCAACAGAATCAGTAAAATTCGCAGAGGGAACAAAAATATCTTTATGATCTTTAATATTCTGTCTGAATCCAAACTTTGCATCCATCGAAAGTAAGGAGTCACCACTATATTCCGTATGAAATACGATCCCCAATACCGCCTTGGATACCTTTTTAGAAAGAGGACTACCAACAGGAATGGTATAAGTGATAGTATTAGGAGTGAAACTAATAACTCGGTCTCCACCGATAGATAATAATTTTTTGTCGTTTGTAAAAAGGAGATCACCTTGGACAACCCCTTTAATACCGAGTTTAGGAAGGTGCCTAAGGCATGCTTTAAGTTTAGAAGCAAGTTGCCCAGTATAATAGTTGTCAATGTCACCGTTTGAATAGCATACTTTAGCATTAGTTTTATTGAATACTGACTTGGTGCCTACAAAAAACTTCTGTGTCTCAGGATCTGTTCCACAAATAATTGCAGGCGCACCATCCCACTTGGTAGTGATGTTGACTTCGTTTGGTCGTTGATGAAGAAACTTACCAATATCCTCTAGAAAATCTATAACATCTTTACCACCTTTAGACCCTCTGTTAAGGATCTCATCTTCTATATGTTCTAAGTGGGTATTTTTCATATACTTATTATAGCATCATCTATTACCCTTGTACAGGGATAGTGGACACTTTATATAGTGTTACACGTATTCTTTTATTGTTCTTCCGCCAAGTGGATTTATAGTTATTCTAGCACCTTTAATTCCATGATCACTTCTATCTCCTTTATATACCCCTAAAAATATTGGTTCGTATTGACCTGTTATAGATTCGTTATTTGATTTTGTATGATATGATGAAGTTACTTCATAGTAAGATCCAATTTTTTTTAATTTTACTGGTCCTTGTATTACAAGATCTACATTATTAACTCCAGTAGTTCCCTTTCCTACATTATGTCCATAGACTGCCATTTTTTTAAGGGTTGAACTAGTTATTTTTCTACCTACAGTTGTTGCATTTGGCATTCCATCAGGAAACATACCTTTTAAGGTTGTAATAAATTTACCTGTTTCTGGATCATCATATATTTTTTTTGCGAACATTTCTGATGTACCTGACCATTGTTGAAATCCTTTGGGAGTTGTACCAGCTTTATGAGATATAAAACCTACTTCTTTCCCTTTAGTATCAACAAAACTAAAATCAGATTTTTTAAATCCTTTGGTTTTAATAACAGATGTAACTTTATAATTATTCTTTCCAACCTTCACTTTAACATAATCAAATCCAGTTGAATCCATTATTTCTATTAATTGTTTATTTAAACTATCAATTTCTTTATTCTCTGATGCTGTAGTGTTTTGAGTTCTTCCAGCAAACTCAGAAGTCTTACAGAGTTGCTTAAGTCTAACCGTACCTGCTGGTGAATTTCCAACCTTGTCTGCCTTGTTTGTTGTTTTTAAAAAAATTGATCCTCTTTTATCTTTTAAAGATTCAAAATCTTTTAAAGAAAATTTTGAATATTCCCTATTAAGCCTTACACTTTTTCCACCACCACAATCTATGGTAAATGGTTTACGTTGTTGAATTTTCTTTTTGAAAATATCAATATTATTTCTTGTAGCAAGTACTTTTGTGCTTAGACTAGCCATGATATGACTATGTTGATAAGTGTTCTTCTAGTTCTTTAATTAATTTTCTTTTGCTATGTCTTCTATCTAACTCAATACCTACGGTGCGTCCATAGTCCTCAAGTTCATTTTTTGACATAGAATGGAAATCCACAGTTTCTGCTATTGCATCTGCAATTTCTTCTTCTGGTCTAGGTGCTTCCTCTACCACAGGAGCAGGTGCAACTTCTTTTTTGCCACCAACTAAATCTGAAAATCTACTCATGATCTTTTAGTAATCTATATCAACTATTTAGCATCGTCAGGTAGTGCATCTAACTTCT